CTAGTCGAGATATCGGGGTTGGGAAAAGCGAGCGCACTGCGTGTTGACATAGGGAAGGGGCTTGATGGGGTGCTTAACAACGACAACATACCCCCACACCATAAAATGGCTGTGCAGTCGGCGGCCCTGGCCTTTATGGTGGAGACGAGAGTTGACGTCACCGCAGCAATTAACGCGGTGTTGGGTGGTGTTGGGGGGGCCGGCGGCATCCAAAGTTTTAATGGTACGGACTTTGTGGCCCCTGTTGGGGTCTACGGGGAGACGATTGAAGATAGGTTTGAAGATAACCCCGACAGTCTTACCAAACTCTCCGTTGATGGGTCATACCCTCGCACGGCAGACGGTGTGCGGGTCAGCGCCGAAACCATACTCGATGATGGCGCTCTGGAGCGTGTTGGCCCCGATATGTTTCAAGTGCGAATGCTATCTGACGGCCTGCTTCTGCTAGGTGTACCCGGTATGCCCTACACCTTACATATCACCCTAGAGCGTCTGGAAGACTTGAGAATGGTGGTTCCAGATGCCGAGTCAGGCGCGGCGGCGGTTATTGGGTTTTGAGGGATAACTAATGTTGTTAGGACACACAGATACTTCCAAACCCGCCCCGGCGCGGGGGCTGGACAGATTTCAAGGTTTCTCTGGTGGTGGCTTCACACCGTATGGCGAAATCTTTGACAAGGTGTTCTTTGACGGCATGATGAACAACTCTATGTTTGGTCTGCAACAGGAGTTCGCTGACATCTATGCAGAGAACACCAGGCTGGCATTTAATTTGGCGGGGGAGCATATCCCTGGTTTTGAAACTCTACGTTTTAAGGATGTCGCGAGAAGTCTAAGCGAGGGCGAGCAGTTGGGTTTTCATGCCCAAAGCGGATACATGCTTGACCTTGATCAGGTAAATGAAAAGCTGAAGCAGTTAAAAGAGACACACCCTGAAATCCAGACGTTTGAGGAAATGTATGCGGCGTTGAAAGTCCACGCTAGGGATATGGAACAGGCCGCTGCCGATGCCCTGGCCCGTACCGGTGCTTTCGGTCAGGTGGTGGGTTTCATGGCCGGTATGGCAGGGTCGTTTACCGTCAACGATCCCCTTAATATCGCCATACTCCCGCTAGGTGGGTGGGGTAAACAGGCTATCACACGGATATTGACAGAAATGGGTATCGGTGCGTTATCCGAAACCATCAACCAAGTCTTAGGGATTAAGGAGAACAGAGAACTTCTAGGATTAGACAACAGCATTTGGCGGTCGGCTCAACAAGTACTGTTTGCCGCTGGTGGTGCGGGCGTTTTTCGTGGTGTATTTGAAGTCGCGCCCGTAGGGTTCAGGGCCGTTGAGAGACAGGTTGCGCCATCGAGAGCGTTCGGGCGTGAGTTATTGAGGGCGTTGGAAGATGTGGGTGTTCCGGTTCGCAGCGAGATATTCCTTAGAAAAGTGATTGACCTAGCCCCCGAGAAAGTAACCCATCGCGCTTCTACCAGAGCAGGGCAACAGATACTCGACCAGGAACTCAGGTTTACAGAGGACAATGCTCTTGGGAACACCCCTGAAGGTATTGCGGAACACCACAGGCGCGCTCAAATCGCCGCCGAAGAATACCGCGCTAGTTTAGAAGATCAAATGAATGGGGTCGAAACCCCCCGCACTAGCATCTTTGATGACATGAATCTACGCGGGGTCGAAGAAACACGCGGTGTGCCAGTAGAGCGGGTGCAAGAGATTTTAGATGATGCGTCAAAAGAGGTAGACGCGGAGATAGCCGCCAAGAATGAGAGCGTGGCCCAACTTGAAGACGATGTGGCGAATTTGAAGGAACAGGTAGCGGAAGCAGAGGTTAGACCATACTCCGATTTTTTGAGGGACATATCCCCTCAAAAGGCCGACGAATTGGCCCGAATAGACCAGAAGAAATCTCTGCCGGGTTTGGGTAAATCCCGCCGTAGACAGTTGGCTAAAGCAGAGAAAAAAATCCGCAACTCCCCTGAAGGGAAGCAAGCCACCGCGAAGCGTAAGGAAGAAATGGCGGCGGGTAATAGAGAGGTTGAGGTTAGGAAAAACAGAATACAAGAGGCAAATAAAGATATCAGGGCGTTAGAACTTAGACGTGAACGGATACGGACAAAAGCGGGGAAAGGTATTGATACCAGACCGAAGAAAATAAAGAACCCCTCTGAAGACAGAGCCCGTGCCGAAGGTGTGAAGCTAGAAGACGCGGAAGCCCCCAGGGTGCCGGGTATCGGCAATCGTGGGGGTCTCTCTCCCACCGAACACGTTGAACAGACAGTGGCTAGACTTGAGGAAGCCGATCCAAAATTGGGACAACGCGCAGATGAGGCAGTGGTACAGATCGAACGGTCCTTCGATGAGACTGATGGTACTTATGACATAGGTGCGTCTCGTCGCGTATCAGGCGACATGATGGTTGGACTCGACGATGGCACTAGCATGAGTTTACGCAACCACTTGGACGATATAGCGGAGAACGAAAAACTAGTACAAGCAGTTAGGAGTTGCGCGACATGAGTTTGAGAGACTGCCTATCCCGTGCTGTTGAAAAAGGTAACGCCGACAAGGATAAGGCGGCGAAAGTTCTGAAGACTTTCGATGATCTTGTGCGTGGGCATATAGCAGAGGGCCGCACCCCCATTGAGGCTAACGATCTGGCGGGACGCGATGTTCTTAAACATATCGAAGGAAAGACCGCCGCCGATAAGCGCAGACGCCTAGCTTCGGCCCAGCGACAAGTTGAATTGGAAGATGATATACGCGGGACAGTGGATGAGAACGGTGATGCCGCGCCTGACCGGGCTTTGGAGAAAATCATCATAGACCTTGATGCCAGGATAGATACCAATAAGGGGATGCTACACCACGCCATCGAAATGTTTCTTGATAAATTTGGATATAAAGGATTGGGAATAACGCGCAACCGGGCCGATCTCAAAGGTGTGCTGGATGCGCTTTTTGGTGAAGGTGGTACGGCTACAGATAAGATGTTAGCTAAAGCCCTTAACGAAATGAGCCAGCTTCGCACGATGCTGTTACGGGCCGCTGGGATAGACGCAGTACACGACCCTAACTGGCGGCTTCCTCAAAACCACAGCATATCCAAAATGAAAGATGCCACCGAAAAGGAGTGGGTGAAAGACCATATGAAACCCGGCGTCTTGGATTGGGGACGTATGCGAGATTATAACGATGGTTTACCCATACGCGGAGATGCGAAAAAACTAGAGGTTCTTACCACCGCTTTCCGTAATATTATATCAGACGGCGCACACTCTGTTGTCCCTGGCGCGAAGATCGACGCCTCGCTGAGTACCCGCCTGGAACGCCCACGGGTTCTTCACTATCAAAACTCCAAGGCGTGGGGTGATATGATGGACCGCTACGGCGAGGGGGATATGTTTGAACAGATCGTTATGTATGTGGAAACCGCCGCCACTGATATTGCAATGGTTCAAAAGCTAGGGCCAAATCCGAAAGCGGGGTTACAGTTTGCAATTGAGACGGCAAGGAAATCTGCACAAGAGGCGCAGCCCACAGGTAAAGCCGCCACAAAAATCCTGGGGATTAAAAAACGTAAAGCCTTATTGGATAGGGTGAACGACACGGCGGTTACCGTAGACGAAGGTTTTCAGATACTGTCAGGCGCGAACGCCATGACAGAAGAGAATGTGTTAGGGCGTGTGGCGGCGGGTTCTCGTAATATTTTAATGTCAAGTCTTCTAGGGTCCACCCCGTTAGTATCGGTGCCTGGTGATGCGTGGGCATCCGCTTTGGCAACACACCGTAATGGTTTGCGTAGCTACGCGCTTATCATAAGACTGTTAAAACAACTCAACCCATTTAGCGACAAAGACCGAAAGATGGGATTGAGTTCAGGGCTGGTAGCGGAGACGCTCACTTCAAGAGGGTCTGCCGTGAAGCGTTTTACGGGGGATAGTATGGCCCCTGGTTGGACTAAAGTACTGTCCGACGTTAACACTCGCGCCAGCGGTCTGGCTCAATCTACAAGAGGCGCGAAATTCGCACTAGGTATGGAGTTCCAGTCGTCACTCGCCCGTGAAAGTAAAAAAGTCTTTAAGTCGTTAGGCAAGAATTTTCGGGCAATGCTGGTTAAGCACGGTATTTCGCCAAAAGATTGGGATGTCATAAGGGCGACTAAAATTTATGACCCCACCGGGTTTAACCAACTACGCCCCGTCGATTTATTTAAACGTAACGATCTGTCCAGCGGAGAGCGTATCCGTCTGAACAATTTGGTCAGTGACATGATGCACAAGATCATACTGGAGGGTGTTCCAGAGGCTACGACATTGTCGTCAGTAGCGTTAGGTAAATCTGCCAAACGAGGTACTGTACGGGGGGAACTTGCCGGGTTTTATGGCATGTTAAAATCTTTCCCTGTGGCTATCTACCACATCCACCTTAGAACCTACTACAGAGAACAGAAATGGCCCGCTGGACAAATAGGTTATCTTCCCGCGTATGTCATGGGTATGGGGGGCGTGGGGGTATTGGCCTTGCAACTGGGGGCGCTGGCGACAGGTAGAGACTTCCACGACATGAGCGATAAACGCACATATCTTGCAGGGATGTTGAAGGGCGGCGGGATGGGTATCCTGGGTGATTTCCTATTCTCTAATCTCAACCGTTTTGGTGGCGGTATGGCTGATACGATGGCGGGACCGTTTTGGGGGCTTGCCGGGGATACTACAAACCTGACCCTGGGTAATTTGGTTCAGATGTTACAGGGGGAGGATACCAATGTTACAGCCGAATTTCTGAATTATCTAAACGATTGGGCTCCAGGCACACGGCTTTGGTACGCGCGCCTACTGAAAGAGCGGTTACTCATTGATATGATACGCCAAGAAATCGACCCAAGCGCGCGGGCTAAAATGCGCCGCAGAGAACACCGGATGCTCCTGGAGCAAGGGCGTGGAAGTTGGTGGCCCGCTGGGCAACTCACACCCGCCCGCGCACCTGATCTCAGTACACTGGGTGGTCAATGATGATTTCGTGCTATAGGGTGTAAACGCAGAGGAGTTTTAATATGACGATCAGCTCAACAGTCAACAGGACCAGCACAGACGGTGACGGGAGTGCCGTCAACTTCAGCTTCCCGTACCTGTTTTTTAACCAGGATGATCTGACGGTCATCTTGGTTGACGAAACTACGAATGTTGAAACCACGCAGACCATCACCACGCACTACACTGTGACGGGTGCGGGTGTCGCGGCTGGCGGCACGGTCATAATGGGAACGGCCCCGACCACAAATCAAAAGCTGGTCATTATTCGTGAAGAACAATACACACAAACCCTGGACCTTGTAGAGAACGATCCTTTTCCGTCGGACCTTGTCGAGCAACAACTTGACACGCTGACCATGTTGGCTCAACAACTCAAGACCCTGTCGGACAAGTCGGTCAGACTGTCATCCGGCGACTTCTCTGGCGCGGACCCAACACTGCCTACACCCGTTGCCAATGCTTATATCTTATGGGACGCCGATGGTACTGCCCTGACAAGTTCGTCAACGTCCGCCGGTCAATACCTCGGTGGTAACGGCACTGTTTCCTTGCCGTACTACTCATTTACGTCAGACCCCAACAGCGGGATGTATCGAATCGGCGCCGACAATCTCGGGGTTTCTGTCGGCGGGTCAAAGATTCTCGACATCGATGCGTCAGGAATCAATGCGATTATTGGCGCTACCACCGCGGCGGCGGGGACGTTTTCCACCCTGACGGCCTCTACCAGCCTCGAACTAGGCCACGCCACCGACACCACTTTCACCCGCGTATCCGCTGGGGTCGCTGCGATCGAAGGCGCCAATATCCTCACCGCTGGTGGTACTGATCTTACCGTGGCCGATGGAGGCACCGGTGCCAGCACACTGGGCGATGGGTTCGTTCTTCTCGGCAGCGGCACTGGAGCTGTTACACCCCTCGACGTTACGGCCAAAGGCAGCATCCTCGTCGGCGACGGCTCGGGCGACCCGCGAGCGTTAGCTGCTGGCACGAATGACTACGTTCTAACCGCGGCGTAGTGAGCAGCGTCGATCGATCCATCAACGTACTGCGCGCTGTCTACTGAGTTAGC